TCGCTTCACTTTTAAAGGACATGAAGAATACTTGGAAATTTGATGATTCAAAAGAAGCGGAAATAAAAGATTTCATCAGTTCTTTAGAAGACGATAAAATTGAAGCGTTTATGAAAGTTTTAGATAATTTTAAAACTTCTACTCAAGAATTAGTTAAAGAAGTTGTAGATAATCTAAATGTTATAGAAGCTCAAGTTGAAAAAATAAAACCTATAGAAGATGATAAAACTTCTAATGAAAAAACTGAAGCTGAACAAAAAAATACAGAACCAGCTAAAGATAGTAAAAATGAAGAACCTAAAAATGAACCAAAAGAGCCTATAGTTGATAACAAAAATGAAGAATCTAAAGAAGGCTCTGCTGAAATTACTGAAAAAAATATAAAAGATGATTTAGAAGCTTTAAAAGAAATGTTAAGAGCTAAAGATAATAAAGATACTGAAGCTAAAGAAGATTCTTTATCAGAATTACTTATTAAAAATTTTAATTAAAACGGAGGTAACCAATAGTGTTATTTACAAATAGAGGAATGAGCGAACCAATGGGTTATAAAGGAACTGCAAAATCAGTTGTTTCTAGTGGTTTTGGAACTCCAATGGCTGACCCAGACTTAAAAGAAATATGGAATTTAAAAGGTATTATGCCAGAAGGAATGAAATTAGTTACTTCTCCTTCTATAGTCGTAGCAATTAATGATAAAGGATATTTAGTTCCAGCTGATGGTACTTTAGCTCCTTATGGAATTATAGGTCATGCTTTAAGAAGTACTGAACATTTAAAGCCATTATTAACAGGTAATGGAGTAGAACAAGCAGTTAACTCAGTAAACTCAATGGATGATTTACAAGGAATAACTCCTACTGTATTCCAGTTCGAAGCATTATTTGAAAGAGGATACTCTTATAAAAAAGATGGTACTTCAAAGAAATTATTTGAATTTAAACCTGGATGTTCAATTAGACCTATAACAACAGCTGAAATAAATACAGCAATAACTGATGATACTTTACCAATAGTATTTGCTGGTGAAACAAAAACAAATTGTCCTAAAACAAAAGCTTATTATGCTGGAATGCCAGTAGTATTTGATGATGCAACTGATAAAGTTACTCAAAGAGTAGGAAGAGCTACTTCAATAATTCCTGGTGGACATTACAATAATATTTATTACACAAATCAATCTTGTTTTGATTTTAACTTACAAGGTAAAGATACAGCAGGGTTATCAAGAAATGTATGGAATTCATTTGAAACTTCATTCAAAGATGATAACTATATTAAAACAATTGTAGAATTTTACGTTGCAATGTAATTGGAGGATTTTAGTTAATGAAAAAAAGAATTTTTGATTATAACGATTTACAAATTAAAGACGCAGTAAAAGGATTTTTAGAATTAAACAAAGAAAGAAAAGTTCTTAATGCTGATGCTTTTAAAGAAGACCCTGAAAAGGGAATAGATTTTATTAAAGACATAGAAGATTTAGCTGAAGCTTTATATAATGGTGGATTTGACGCTAATACTCAAAAGAAAATGTCTTTAGCTGACTTATCGGAAAAAATAGAAACAATGTCAAGAGAATATAATGAATCTGTAGGAAAACAAGTAATTAGAGACTTCTCTGCTACTTCATTAGGATTCTTTGCTCAACAAGTAATAAACAGATTAGTTACTAGAATAGAAACTCAAGAATTAGAAGCTTGGCAATTTATTTCAAGAGATTTAGTTCTAGAAGATGCTACTGTATTTTATACAATAGTGGTAGGAGAAAATGGTTCACCTGCAACAACAAGAGTAGCTGAAGGTGGAGAATTTAAAACTTTAAACCTAGAATCTACAGAAGATTATATTAAAACTTCTAAAGGCAAAATAGGATTATTTGTTACTTTAACTGAAGAAGCTATAAAAAGAAATGGTGCAGCTTTAATTACTTCATTATGTAATGCTGCAATAAATGACATTAAAAGATATAAATCTTTAGAAGCTGTAAGATTAATAGAAGCAAATGGAAGAACTGTATTAGATGGTTTAGACCCAACTAAAAAACCTTCTGGAGTTTCATTTAAAGACCCATCTGTAGCTAACGGAACTTTATTGTTAAAAGACTTAGAAAGCTTTTTCTTTGAAACACAACATTCTGGATATGATGTAGATACTATATTTATACATCCTTTAGCTTGGAAAGTATTCTTTGCTGAACCTAATATAAAGAAATACTTAAAAGAAACTGCAAATATTTGGTTTATGATACCTAAGAAGATGCCTACTATTGCTCAAAACCAATTAACAAAATGGTCAAAAGTACACGGACCTATTTTAGAAAAAGAAGAACATTTATCTGTTCCTCAATTAATTACAAATAAATCATTAAATGTAATAGTTACACCTTTAGTAAGTTTCTTTAAGAAAGGTAGTGTAATTACTACTCCTGGAACAAGATTTACTCCTAAACCAACTCAACAACATGCTTCTGCTCCAACAGATGTGACAGATATTATCCTTTGTGATAGTTCTAGATGTTTAACACACGTACATGATGGTAGAGGAATTATGTCTGATAAAATAGAAGATAAATTAGTAGATGTTACTAAAATTAAATTCAAAAACTATTATAATTTTATCTTAGACAAAGACCATGGAGTATTTGCTTTTAGAAATATTACTGTTACTGATGATGTATTTGACCCTTACAATGAAAATAGAGTTGTTTCTATAGAACATGGAAAGAAACTATTTAATTAATATATAAATATTTAAAAGGCGGGTATTAATTTGCCTGCCTTTTATTAAAATTGGAGGATAGACATGAAAGTTATAAAACTTAAAACTGTTCATTATGTTTCTAAAGAAGGAATAACTCTTACTATGGAAAAACCTTATGTAGAAGCTACTGAAGATAATGTAAAAAAAATGGAATATTTTTTAAAAGAAGGATATTTAGAAATAATAGATTTAGATAAAAAACCTGAAGTTAAAGAAAACAAGAAAGAAAAAAATGTAGTTATAGAAGAACCTAAAAGTGAGCCTAAAGAGTCTGTTGTGGAAGAAAATAAAACAGAAGTTTTAGAAGAAACTGAAAATGAAGAAGCTTCTGAAAAGAAAACAAAAAAATCAAAGAAATAAGAGGTAAATTAAATGTCTAAAGTTATTTGGAAAAGGGATAAAGTTATATATAAATTAGACGAAAATGAAAATCCTTTCGTAAATAACTTTTTTACCTTTTATAAAAATAATGTATTATTAAATGAAAGATTTATAATAAGAGTAATAGATGAAACTCAAATAGAAATTTATGGAAATTTTTCTGAAAATATAGTTTTAAAAGTTAACAATATAAATTATAATTTTAGTCTTGACGAAGAAAAAAATGCGCCAGCGAAAAATTTAGACGAAGATATTGAGTTAGATTTAGATACTTTTGTTTTAGATAATAAATTTTCTATAGAAAGTTCAGAAGAACAAATAATAATAGATAATTTATTAAATAATTTAACATTAAGATTAGGACCTAGTGGCTTAAGTTTAAGTGACGAAAACTTATTAGATATAAAAGTAGAGCAATATACTAATGAAATTTATCCAGACTTTCCATATAAGAAATATAAATTAAAGATAAAAGATAAAATTCATATTAATAGAGAAACTAATGTAATTTACGTAATAACTATATTAGGTAAAAAAATAATCATAAAAGAAGAGCCTAGATATTACTGGAGTAATATAAAAGACTTAAGAGAATTTTTAAAAGACACTGACTTGGTTTTTAATGAAAAAACAAATGAAAGATTGAAAAAGATGATACAGGAAAAATCAGTATATTTAAAAAGAAGATTTGGTCTTGATAAAAAACAAATAGAAGATATAGAATATTTCCCTTTATATAAAAGATTAGTTAATTTATATTGTATGTCAGAATTTCTAGCTCTTAAATTCATAAATGGAATTAATGCTGATGTTGGAAGTCCAGATGGCGGTAGAGCAAATAATTTAAAATTAGGAAATTTTTCTACTGGAATTGGTGGTATGAATAATTCTATATCGAGTAGCGACTTAGTTAAAAATTTAATATTTGATGCAGAAAAAGAATTATATGAAGCTTTATTAAGAGAACCTGGTATAGCTCATAAATTAGAAAAATGTGAGGTGGGTTGTGCAAAATCAATATTCAATAAGATTCAAAGAAGCTTCAAGGACTGGTAGTAAATGTCTTTGGTTGAAAGCTATAGAAAATTGTGATTGTTATGACGAAGATAGACTTATTGATTCTGAACCAGACCCAAAATGTCCTAAATGCTATGGTTTAGGAAAAATAAGGCAAGCTATTCTAACAGATAAAATAAGAAATGAAATAAATAATAGTTACATTAGCCAATTTGAAAAAACAAAATTTACAACTTCTATTAATGAAGATAGAAAATTCTATGTTGATAAATTATATCAAGATATGAATACAGAAGATTTAATATGTCTTTTAAAAGAAGATGAAAAAACTATAGTATCTGTTTATAAAATAGTTAATAGAGAAGAATTTAGAGACCATGATTTTATATTTTATGAAATAATAGGAAGAAAAATTAATTTTATAAAGAAGTTTGAAATTTCAGATTTTGACAAGTTAATAGAATTGAGAGATGATTAATATGAAAATAAGTCAAAGAAGAGTAGATGCTTTAAGAGAACTTGTCGAAAAATACAAAGATAGATTTATTTTTGATAGACCTAATATTCTATTAGATACTATGGATGAACTACAAAGACTTGTAGAATTTGCTTTTATTATAAATAAAGAAATTTCACCTGTTATTATATTAGGTGAAGAAAAGCATGAAAAAGATACGACTCAATCTCTTCCAGTAGAAGATGGATTGATTTATATAAATTTAAACAAACGTTGTTATCATACTAGTACAGATACAAATGCTACTGTATTATTTAACAATGAAGGTGTGTTGTTAGCTGGTAAACCATCTTTTAGTAATTCAACTAGATTGGAACATAGAAAAGATTTACCAGAAGAAATACCAATAAGAAAAGAATTGTTTTATTCAGACAATGAATTCATATTTACTGTTAAAACAAATACTTTAAAACAACAATTAAAAATAATTAATATATTAGAAAAATCACTTAATGTTTATTCGCATAGAATTACAAAACCATTTGTAGTAGTATGTGGAATATCTCATATAGAAACAGAGCCTTTAAATGATAAAGATGAATTAAGAACTGTTAAAATTTATTTTCATATGAGATTAAAAGAAGAATGTGAATACAATAATTATTATTTAATAGAAGCTTTTAAAATAGCTTTTGATGTTGAACCAACAGAATTTGAAATATATAATTTAACAAATTCTAATACAATAAACAAAAATATAGAAACAAATAAGAATTCATATATCTTAGGAAAAAAATTAAAAAAAAATAAAGATTTAGAAGATAAAAAATTTGAATCGTTTTTAATACCGTAACGGAGGTAAAGAACTAAATGGCAATTGATAAAAACAAAATGTTACCTGGATTTTATGTTAATATTAATGATACTAACGAAACTACTCCACCAGTTGTAAGATTAAAAGATGTATATACTATTTATTGTATATTACCTGAAATAATGAAATCTACAGATGAATTTGGAGATTTAGAAGAAACTTACATAGAACCTAATAATCCTATTGTTATTTCTTCTGCAGAAGACGCAATTAAGACTCTTGAAACTACTAATCTAGTAATGACAAGAGAAGTTAGAAATATAATTAGATTAATACCTAATGGTTCTAATATAGCACTTGTAAGAATAGTAAAAAGAAATGGAGATACTCCTGATTTAAATTCTTTAGCTGATATGTATGAAGCATTAGATTATGCTTTTGAATCTACTGAAAATTTAGCTTCTAGAGAAATAATAGTTGCTGGTTTATCTTTAGATGATATGTTAGCTTTAGACCCTAATAAAGTTCAAGTAAAAGAATTAAAAGACCAATTTAAAGATTTTCAAGAATTAGTAAAATCTGTTAATGCATATAACTCTACTTTAGGTATAGTGGTAGATAAAAAATTTGATTTAACTATTAAAGGTACTAAATCATCTACATCTGCTAGTGAATCTGCCGATGGAGTTCATGATACTTTTGAAGTTTTAATAAATGATGAAACAGCTAAAATAATTACAGAAGACGGAGTTAAAAATTTTAAATTTGGAGCAGAAATTTCTTATACTGGAGTTTCTGGTTCAAAAACTTTAGCAGTATCTAATCAAACTGGAGAATTATCAACTTATTTAACAATAGCTGTAGATTCTAATGAACTTAAAATAGATGTTTTAAAAGAATTAATGGTTAAAGTTGATGATGATACTATAGTAAAAATAAAAGAAGGTTCATTTAGAGTAAAACCTGAACATAAATCTAAAACAGAAGTTCTTGAAAAATTAGATATAGTTAAATTATCAGATAGTGCTTCTTTATTAAGAAGAACTTTATTACATAATTTAAAAATAACATCTACTCAAAATTCTTGTTATACATTCTTAAGTCCTGAACCTCCAAAAAGTGCTTCTATAAAAGACATACAATCTTATGTAGATAAATGTGCCGGAATGTATGAATTAATAAGAGAACATTCAACTCTAATAGATTCAAGAGGACAAAAAAATGACTTAGGTAAGTTTTTAAGTGTAGTAGTTGGAGTTAATATGTATGATGGACTAGGTGGATTAAGAGGATTACCTCAAGCTAAAGTCGCTACAATTTCTCAAAAGAAAGTTATTACTAAAAAATCTACTACAGCATTTTCGGTAGGAGATAGAGTTGAAGTATATACTTTCAATAAAATGGATACTCTTGTTCATTCAGCTAAAGTAGAAAAAATAGTAGTTACTAATACTAATGCTGTTGAAATAACTTTAGATAAAGAAGTTCCTAGTGAAATATCTACTGGATTAAATCCTAAATACATAATGAATGTAAATAATAAAGATTTCAAAGGAACTTATTTAGCAAGACAATACTCTAATGTTTGTAAAGAAGTAGGAGTTAAAAGAAGTCCAGCTGGAATTAATTTTAAAGGAGAATGCCAAGTTAAATTTTCACAAAAACAATTAGAATTATTAGATTCTAAGAAATTCTGTGTAATTCAACAAGAACATGGTCAAACTGTTGGTTCTGTTTCTAGAAGCCAATTAATGACTGCTCCAGATAATCAATTCCAAAGAATAGAAACACTTATAGCTGTTTATACTTTAATAGAAAATTCTAAATCAATCTTATTACCTTATAAAGGAGAAAGAATTGATGACGGAACTGATTTAGCTATAATCAAAACAAACGTAGATGAAGGTGCTTTTAAACCAGCCGTTAATGAATATATATTACCAAATTATACTTTAGGTTTAACTTTAGGTAATGTTAAAAATCCTAATGGTGTAGTTGAAAGAGCTTTATTTATGAATTTTGAAGCTACAGAAATACAAACTTTACAAATAATAAGAATGTCAGCTAGAATATTATAAATTAATATAAATTATAAGAAGGGTATATGAAATACTATACCCTTCAATATTATAAAGAGGTAATAATGGCAAGAAAACAAAAAGAATTTATTTCAGCCACTATCAGTGGAGCTGAACTAGAATGTAAATTTGCTTTTCCTAAAATATTTTTTACTAAAAATCTAGCTGATAGATATATTAAAGAATATTTCGATATAGGTTTCTTAGAAAATATAGGTTGGCAAGTATCTAATAGTGCTTCTCCAAAATATACACTTACAAATAGAGGACCTGTTGATATATATCCAGGAATGGAAATAGCAGAAGGACAAATGACTTTTAAAGTATTTCATAAAAATTCATTCAGTGAATTAAAGTCTCTTGTTATGCAAGGTATAAATGGTGGAGCTGACAAAATAAAGTTTCCTACTTTATACGAAACTCCATTTTTAAGTTTTGAAGATAATTTTACAGAATGGGAATTTCATAGTGATAATTCGAAAGTAGATTGGGGTCAGATGCCGCCATTTGAAATAATTTTAATATCTAAAAGTAAAAACCAAGCTGGTATAATAGAAGTTAGAAAGAAAACTATTAAAGGAGTATATATAACTTCTGAAGCTTCTGGAGTAGCTATTAATTCTACTGAATTTAATAATGCAGTAAGTTTTATGGCAATAGGAGAAATAACTGATTGGGAAAAATATGAAGGTAAGGTGACACCATAATGGCTCATAATGATTATATTACAAGTAGTGGAAATGTACTTTGTAAAGGTTCAGGTCTTAAAGTTCTTATGGAAGTTCCTCTTACTAAAACTGATTCTAATGGTTTAAAAACTGTTAAATATTTTACTTACGATGTTGGAAATTTACAACAAATAATAGCAGAAACAAATAGAGCTGCTAAGTGGACACATGCTGTAGGAAGAAAAAATCCAGTAGCCGTAACACAAGCTTTAAGAAATACTTATGGAACTATTGTATTTTCTCAAATAGATGCTGGATTTTTAAGAAGTTTAACGAAAGATGTTAAAAGATATAATTCACAAACTAAAATGTTTACTCAAGTAAACTTGAATGGCTGGGGTTTTGAAGAATACACTTTATTAGAAGAAGACCAAAGATTGCTAGGCAATGCAACTGAAAATTTGGTTACTGAATTATATGAAGATGATGTTATAGATTTAACAGATTTACCTCCTGTAAATATTGTAGTATATGG